GGCGGGGGAGACGCCCAAGTATGACAGAACATCATTGTTCACAATCCAAGTGCAAGTGCTGGTGTATGTGATTGTTGCCGTGTTAGGCGCTGTGTCGCGTTGAATATCACTGCCGGCGTCAAAGTAGATGACTTGGTTTTCGCGGAAAACATTCCAATCGAATTCCAAGTCACCCTCTGGGCCAACACCAATGAATTCATAGGGTTCGGTGGAGACAACTGTGAAGTTGCCGTCCATGCCGTCGCCCACGTTCGCGACTGTTATCGCCTGCCCCATGAGAATCTCATTTGGTAGGAAGGTTTGCAAAACCACGACACCTTGAAGGCGTTCGCGGAATGCAATCGATAAAACAGTCACGGCAGTAGGTCCCTTAGTTCGTCTTTATCAGACGAATGCAGCCTTGATGCTCTTTGAAGCGTCAATAACTTTTGCAGCAAAGTAGCCACGGAATGCAATCTGGCGTGAAAGCTGTGAAGGCTGTTCAACGCTGATAGCACCCTTTTGCTGTTCCCAGCATTCAATGCCTGTTGGGTCCATGATGACCATGTCAGTTGCACCAAGGTTGCGGTCAACGACAAGGCGAAGTCCGAAAGCAACAGCTGAATCTGAGCCTGGTGTCATGGTGCCGTATGCGTTCATTGGTCCAACCTGTGGGAACAACGGACGGTCCGAACCATCGACCAGCTGGCCAAGATACTGGAAAATGTTTGGAGACACAGCAAGGGCTGATGGCAAGTTGCCATTTGAGCCGGTGAGAATGTCTGCAGCTGCTTGGTACATCCAACGAACCCATTCAGCAGGGTCTGTGATTGATGCGTTTGCAAAGTTGTTGCTGTTGGTTGTACCAGTTACAAGCTCTGAACAAGCGAGAAGGTCGGTACGGTCTGCATATACGCGGGCCATGTCGTCCAACAATGCGCCAAGAACCTCAGGTGAGGACCAGTCCATTGAAGCTTCTGACAGTTCAACGTATCCACCTTGGATTGTCTTGACGATTTGCACGTCGTCAACAACGAAAGCGGAAGCTGTGATGGTGGTGTTCTGCGTTGCTGTTCCAATGCTGTTGTGTGTTGTTACGACAGGACGGATAAAAATGGCACCCGCCTGAGGCATGGCACGAACGCCTGTTGCGTCGATAAGTGGGCGACGGCCTTGGAAGTTGTTATAAACAGGAGCGATGATTGGTGTTGGAATAACACCTGGGATGTCGCTTGTTACAACGTCTGGAGCTGCAGCGCGGATGTTTTCATTCATTTGTGCGAAGTCGTGACCACCACGAACGAATGATGCGATGTATTCAGCAGCTGACGGAAGTTTGAACTCACGTTTTGGTCCTGCGTAAATTACTTGGGTAGGGACAGCAGCCTCAACTGTGTCTGGGGTTTCTTGTGTTGCCACTTCTGGTTCCTCCTCGGAATCTGTTGGGGTGGGGTCTTGGGTTTCTGGGGCTTCGGCTGCAACTGCAACTTTGGCACCCTCGAAGGCACCGAATGGAAGCAATGAAAGCTCCGTCCAGTTGCCTGCTTTGACGACCATCGTGCTTCCTTCGAAGCTGTAGTCGGTTGGCTCTACGCCAACGGACACTGAATCGTAAAACTGACCAGGGCCAGCTTGAAGCAGTGTCTCATTAGCAAGATTGGTGTCATAGAGCGATGCTGAGAACAGCATTGCGTCTGGTGTCGATACGCGCTCACTGACCATGCCGAGTGGCTTGGTCATGTCGTGTCCGAGAATGAACTTTGGGTTTGGGCCGTCAACTGGAAGTGAACCAGCAAGGAATTTGACGCGCTGGCCTCCTGAGACAACAGCCTCAACATTCCATGGGATGGCGACGCCTTCAACAACGCGCCGTGGCTCACCGTCTGGGCCTGCAGCGTTAATGCTGAAAAGTTCTGCTTGGAGTTCTATTTTCAAGAGTTGCTCATTTCTGTGTCAGGGCTGGACACTGTTGAAGTGTCTGTGGATTCTGAGATGTATTCCGAAGTGTCAAGACGTACTTCGCGCCCACGCGGTAAAGCATAGGCACTGAGGGTCTCCCCTATGCAGTCAATCACAGGCTTGGCTGCAAACTGGTAAAGGTCCTGACGAGATTGCTGTGCATTGCTGTAGGTCATGCCAGTAACTGGTGCGCCAACGAGATACTGAGGAATGTTGCAAAGGTTTGCAAGTTCAGTCATCTGATGAGTACGAGCTTCAACGAGTTGGAGTTTTGACGGGTCGCTGGAAAACTCATGCCAAGTAACTGACGAGTTGAGTGCACCAATGGCGTTGCGCCGGCGAGCTTGTGACCATGCTGAACACAGTTCACCAAGTTCTTCTGAACTCATCGGCTCGGAACCATTTGTCTGCTGGAGATATCCCGCTGTGATTTCGTTTGAAGCAAAACGCATTGCTGCAGTGTCGAGACGGTTTGAAATTTCAATTGCTCTGGCACCCATGGAAAGCATTCCCTGAACTGGAGAAAGGAACTGGATGATGTCGTTGGCGATAAGTGGTTGGCCTTGAAATGTCAATTGGTTTGACTTGCCGTACCACAACGGACCTGGCATATCCTCAGTCTGCACGTCTGCAGCTGGTAACCACTGGAAAGAAAGGGGAAGGCCAGTGGCTTGGCTTCGTGAAGTGATAGCCCAGAATGCCCTGCCGTGAAAGAGGAGGTCATCAGCCGTCCAAGCAAGAATGAACTGTCGTGTCACACTTGGGTCGGGCCGTGACATCCAACTTTCACCAGGCAAATGTATTTCTTCGTACTCTTCGCCCATCCACTGATTTGTGTACTGCTGGAAAGGCAATGAGGAGACAAGCGAAACAATCAAGTCACGCGCTCTCGAGATAGTAGGGATGAGGATTGCCTGCTGACGCGCCCATGAACCTGTGTACATCATGAAGTCGCTGGTGCCTGCCACGCCTGCAGCAGCCTTAATCGGCTCAGAAGCGAAAACTGGTTTTGTTGTGCGAGTGAAAATCCCCATCACGCGGAGTCTTGCACATCTTTGTTGCAAATGCAACTACCCTCAAAAATTAATCCGAAAAGGCGAAGCTGACTGTTTTGTTAACTTTGGGTTTGCCCTCTTGGGCAATGGCCCACACAGCTGCACGAACCAGTTCGATAGGTCCGGGGCTTCTGGATGAACTTATAGCCATAATGCCATTGTGTTTGACAAGCACTGCCCTGTTCATTTGCTCAATAAATATCGACTCTCCTGTGTGTCTGACTTGCCCTGATTGAATCATTGAACGCACCAACGTTGTCCAGCGTTGCAGCTCTCGAGTGCCGACAAGGATGGCGTTTCCGCGAATATTGGAAGGCAGGTGAAGGTCCAGAGAAGCGCCAATTGCCAAGGTCAAACGTGGGTTATCTTTTCGGACTTGGTCAACAGATGCCCACAGGTCACGAAGGTTATCCACAATGAACTCGACAGTGACCAGCACCTGTTCACCCTTGGTAACAGCCCTCACGCCAACGAAACGGTGGTCCTCTTGTGATGCTTCAATTGCTAATACACCATTTGGTGGAAGATTGCAAGCATCCCCATTAGATTCCATCAGCCCAATGTCAAGCCATGATTTGTGGCCTGTAATCCAAAGATTGCAGGATGCACGAAAGAAGCTAGCCGAGTTAGGTGAATGAGATTCTTCTTCAATGGTGGACATCTCGAGCAAAGTTCCCAAAGCGGGGTTGGCGTATTCCCAAGCTTCTGGTGTCATCGGGTCAATGTTGCTCGGTGGGCTGAATTCCGCGAAGTACATCTTTGATTTAGTGCCTACAGCAATTTCTGACATTCCCCGTTCCCTCATTCGTTTCATAACGTGGGATTCTTCTGTGCCGGCGGTTGACCAGCAGGAAAGCAAAGGGTCACGCCTAGCGCGCATAGTCGGAATCAAGGCATCATCCACAGCCAAGGTGCTGCAGTCATACAACTCGTCAATTACCACAAGGTCACAAGACAAACCCATTCCAGCCGAAGGCGTAGCTGCCCGAACCAACCACCTAGTGCCATCAGGCATAGTCAAACCCTGACGCCCATATGACTGCACAAGTTTCGCACCGAACTTTTCCTGCAACAAAGGAGCCGTGG